AGTACCATTAAAAAATCCAAAGCTAACATCGTATCCATGTTTAGCAATTAAACTACCGTCAGTGCTTACTGCTTGAGTTCTGCCACATGCTTGGCAATGTCCTTTATGTGTATGCGTGTTTCTCATTTCATCTTCCTTATTTAATTATCAATTTATGAATGGTTATAATAACAACTATTATATACAGTACAAAGAAAAATAATTAATCTTTTTTATATTATAAGTAAGTTGTTGTTTTACATAGTAAAAATATTTTCATATTTATCTAATAATGGCTATATACTGCGCAAATTAGAGTTTTAGAATAATCTATGTTTGCATTACCAATCAAATTACGATACCATTGGTTGTTAGTTGATTAAATGAACGTGGCAATGATGCCTATTTAAATAAGGAAAAAAACATGCAAAACGTAAAACCGATAGTAGAAGTAGTGGATCAATGGACGGCTGATCTTTTCTCAAACTTCACAGGCGTTAGTATAGATGAGTCACGCGATGATCTTATCTTATTAGCTGAAGATTTTATTGAGGTAATCAATAGTCATTTTGAAGGCACTTCTTTAAACAATAGTGCAGAAGAAATAGCTGATCATTACATGGCAACTAATTAAGCCTACTGATGATTAGCTGAGATGCTATGAAACCGCAAGGATGCGGTATAGGTAAATGAAACTTATTAGGGTCATAAAGTTTCATAATGTGAAACATAATTTATTGATAAATTGAGGTACATAAAATGAAGAAAAGTTGGAATCCAGAATGGTACGTTTTCATGAACGGTTTTAGATTAGCCGAAACGAAAACCATCGGTCACAAGTGGGTGCGCTTTAGAACAAGTAGCCATGATAGATACTCGCGAGTCAAACGCGCTGTTTGGGATGCTTGCGTCATTAGAACACTAAACGAAGAACAGCATCGCATTAACATCTTTAACAAGGCGCATAAGCTAGGTGTAGAAATGTCCGAGTATAAGCGAGCAAACTCAAAAGCTACTTCACGCACATTTGCGGATATTGAAGCTGATGTGGATTATCTTGAAATGTCACTAAGAGGAGAGGCGGCATAATGAATTACTTTGAAAAAGTATTCGCTGAGATGCGAAAGAAATATCAATTAGAAGATCGTATATCAGTTTATGATCTGGCGTTTTATTTATCAGATAGAGATTGGGAAAAATTGGCACAAGCAATGAAATACCCAAATGGGTTATTGAGAGAGGTGCAATCATGAATGATGAAATCTTGCTAGAAATGATAAGGTCAAATCAGCGGGTCTGTGATTATATTTATACAAAGATTGCTAGGCAATCCAGCAAAGACAATGAATCATTTTTATTAGACTGCGATTTGGTGTCTAGTTTTAATGACTTAGTAGACATCAATCAAAAGGCGATAAATAGAATGTACCCAGATCGCAATAACAAAATCCCGCCAGTTTATTTAAAAATTAAAATTACAGAAATCCAAAATATAGATGGAGTAGATAATTACCAATATGGCATCATTGATTATAGGCAAGACTCGCATGAGTTTATGCATGGCAAGGTGGTTCATGAATAACCTAATCCTTCAAAAAATAATACACGGTTATCAGAATGATGAATGGATACAGCAAATGGGATCGCCGCAACACTATGACTGCATGAAACCAGATTTGCCCATGAAGAATAAAAGAGAATACTTCTATCGTATGAGCAGAAGAATCCAGCAAGCAATGAAATTCTATATAGACGCTAGAGATATAAAGAATGATTTGAGTCCTACCGAAATGGAAAATGTGGTAGAGGATTTAAAAATATATCTACCTTACCAAAGCTGTTTTATCCAGCATGAGACAGATAAGTATGTAACCAATATTTTGATTGCAGATTTGGGAGATAAAACAGAAGATACAGACCAAGATGTATTGACTGCATCAATGATATTATATGGAAAAGACGAAAGAACCTTCGCGCATGACATGTCATCTTATGGCTATACATACCATGACGAAAATCAAATGAGTCCATACTTAGAAAGATTGGTAAACAAATCAGAATACACATACTGGATAAAAGCCTGTCCTGAAGATAGGATTATTACAAACCCTGACAGCGATGGTAAATATACAAATCATAGTTTAGAAAATTGGACAGCGCATATCTCACAATGCATTGTACAACTAAATGTCTTACTGAATTATCCAGAAATAACCATAGATAAGGATGTACTTGGCAGACCTAACAATACGGTAGGGCATACAGAATTAAAAAATCATAAAGACTCAGCACTACGCAACAGACCTAAGTATCAGCATAAGACATTAAAGCTAGATATGTATGGCACACCATCAGGCGGAGAAGTATCAGGGCAGAGATCAAAGGGTACAGCCTTCCATAGCGTAAGAAAGCATATACGCAGACTAGCCAGTGGTAAGAAAACATTTGTTAAAGCTCATTTTAGGGGTAGCAAAGAAGTAGGTGTATTGACAAAAGACTACGAGGTAGTGAATTGATTTAAGCCGTTCCTTTACATATCCATCCATTGCCAAGTATTGATATTTGCTTTATTTTCACCAGTGTAATTGACAGAATGATAATTGTTTTTCTTAGCAAGTTTTTTTGTTGATTTTATGTAAGACTGCTCTAATTCACATAGATTTACATAGCTAATATTTTCTAAGGTTTCTAAAACTTCTTTTTTGAATATCTCTTTTCCATAAATCATTTTGTAGTGATAAATAATTAATGACGAGCCAAAGTAATTAGGATTATTTTTTGTATCTAATCCTATGTAAACGTATTCTTTGTTATCTATAGAAAAAGTAATTTTATATATCTGAGCTTTCTCTACTGTTTTAGTTGTTGATAGTTCGTATTCCATAGGAGTATATTATAATACAAAGAGCTTAATATTTACGAATAGGAATTAATTTGATAATATCTGATAAATTATGACAAACAAATCTACAAAATCTAAATTAACTGAGCAGTTACGAACAGTCATAAGAACTGAGTTTGTTCAGGGAATTGAGTCTGAGACAGGTGATAGAATCTTTTACACTTTAGAAGATTTGATCAAAAAGTATAATTTAGCATCAGCAACACTCTACAGATGTGCAAAGAAACATAACTGGAAAGAGTTAAGAGAACAATATAATTTAGAATTTCAAGAAAAGCTGAATGAAAAACGAGCAGAAAGAATGGCTCAAAAATCTATGAACTGGGATGATGCCGTATTTAGGTCAGCGAAAGAACTTAGAAAGCAAGCCATGTATTATTTAAAGTTAAATAAAAATGCAATGGAAGCAGAAACAAAACCTTTTCCACCAAGTCAATTCTTAGCCATATCTAATGCGTTTCTAATATCACAGAAATTAGGAAAGATTGCTCTTGGAGAAATAACTGAGAATATAAATGTCAACACAACAATTAAAGAAGCAGAAGCCTTCCACACAGCTATGGAATTGTTGGACGAACTTGCAAGAGCAAAGTCAAAAGTCAACGATACAGCTATACACTGAATGGCTAGATACAGCTAGACCCAAACAGCTACCACCAAATGAGGATTTTTTTATTTGGCTCATACTTGCTGGTCGTGGCTGGGGCAAGACCCGAACAGGCGCACAGGACATCGCTCTGTATGCGTTGAGAAACCCGAACACTATATGTGCAGTAGTAGCACCTACATTTGGTGATTTAAGGCGCGTATGCTTTCAAGGCAACTCTGGGCTTATCTCAATTATTCCTAAAGATTGCTATGCAAGTGATTTCGGTACTTATGGGTATTCATCAAGCATTTGTGAAATAAGACTTGCTAATGGTTCTAAGATAGTTGGTTATGCCGCCCATAATCCAGAGCGTTTAAGAGGTAGTCAGTTTCACAGAGCTTGGTGTGATGAGCTTTGTGCGTGGGAGTACCCACAAGCCTTTGATCAGTTAATGTTTGGTTTGCGTCTTGGTCAAAGCCCAAAATGTTTGATAACCACAACCCCAAAGCCAACAAAATTATTGAAAGACTTGGTAGCTAGAGATGATGTAGTAGTAACATCTGGTAATACGTTTGAGAACGAAGCTAATTTAGCGGCATCAGCACTGGAAATGATGAAGTCCAGATATGAGGGTACAGCACTAGGTAGGCAAGAGCTGTACGCAGAAATACTAGATGATGTTGAAGGTGCGCTCTGGTCTAACAAAATGATTGAAGAAACTAGATTGCCAGACGGCACAGAAATAGAACTTACCCAGATAATAGTAGCTATTGACCCAGCAGTAACAAATAACGAAAATTCAGATGAAACAGGTATTGTTGTTGTTGGTAGAGACACAAATAATGAATATTATGTATTAGAAGATAGTTCAGGAAAGTACAGCCCTGATGGTTGGGCTAGAAAAGCTATCAATTGCTTTTATGAATGGGAAGCGGATAGAATAGTAGCTGAAGTAAATAATGGTGGTGATCTAGTGGAACGAGTGCTGAGAAATATAGACAGTAATGTGCCGTATAGATCAGTACGGGCATCAAGAGGTAAAATGGTGAGAGCCGAACCTGTTGCCGCCTTATATGAGCAAAGGCGCGTTCATCATATTGGTGTTTTTGAGGAATTAGAAACACAGATGTGTACCTATATTGGACAAACTAATCCTAGTCCTGATAGATTAGATGCATTAGTCTGGGGCTTATCTGAGATAAGTAAGACGAAAGGCATCACAAAATGGAGAATAAGCTGATGGCATTGCTGGATAACTTAAAGAATGTTTTTACTGGCAACACTCAAGTAAAAAGCGCGGGAAACATGGTTGGTTACTTTGGGGTAGGTACAGGAGAATCAAAGCAATATAAATACTCAGACTTAGCTAGTGAAGGTTATCTAAAGAACGCTATTGTATATAGATGCGTTAATGAGATATCTAAAGGTGCGGGGTCGGTTGAATACTGCATAAAAAGCGGTGATACAATGCTTGAACAACACCCATTGCTATCATTAATAGACAGACCTAACCCATTACAATCTAATTCAGAATTCTTCAATGCTTTATTTGGCTATCTATTGTTGAGCGGTAATGCTTATGTATTGAAGGTAGGTTCAGAGCTAGGAAAACCAAAAGAACTGCATCTATTGAGACCAGATAGAATTGTTATCAATGGCGGCAAGAAGCCTATACCTGAAAGCTATGATTATGTAATTAACGGCAGAGTGCAACAATCATTCCAAGTAGACCAAGACACTGGATTTAGTGAACTGAAGCACATTAAGTTATGGAATCCATTAGATGATTATTATGGCTGTTCACCATTGAGTGCGGCGGCAGTAGAGGTAGACCAACACAACCTATCCAGTAAGCACAATATCAATCTATTAAACAACGGGGCTAGACCATCTGGGGCTGTTATATTTAAACCTAAAGATGAATCAGGATTTGCAGTTAATCTAACTGAAGGACAACGGGCGCAATTACTTACCGACCTCAACAATAGATTTCAAGGCGCTGGTAACGCTGGTAGACCTATGCTCTTAGAGGGTGATTTTGATTGGAAAGAAATGGGTATGAGTCCAAAAGACATGGATTTTATGAACTTGAAGCACATGAGTGCAACCAGTATCGCTTTATGCTTCGGTGTTCCTAGTCAGTTAGTGGGTGTTCCAGATGCGCAGACGTATAGCAATGTAGCTGAAGCTAGGTTGGCTCTATACGAGGAAACAATAATACCGCATTTAAAATTGATACAATCAGATTTGAATGAGTGGTTGATACCGATGTTCAATGAGAATATCCGCTTTGAATATATGCTTGAAAGCATTCCAGCACTAGCAGAACGTAAAAGAAAGACATACGAGAATGTTACCAGTGCGGTTCGTGAGGGCATCATGACCAGAAACGAAGCCAGAGAGGTTATAGGTCTAAGCCCGATTGAGGGTGGTGATGATATCTATATTAGCTCTACATTGTTCCCATTGGGTAGCGAAGCACCGCCACAGGCAACAGGTGATGATGATCTTTTGGATATAGATGATTATGATTATGATGAAGATGATGAAGAAGAAGAAGAAAAAGCTGTATCTGACATTGACTTCAAACCTACCAGCGGCATGGCAACTGAGGCTCAAAGAGGTTTAGATTGGCGTAAAGAATTTGGTCGCGGCGGTACTAATATAGGCTCAACTAGAGCTAGTCAATTAATCAAAAGAGAAAACCTGTCACCAGATACAGTCAAACGTATGTATTCATTCTTTGCTAGGCATGAAGTAGATAAGCAAGCAGAAGGATTCTCTCAAGGTGAAAAGGGATATCCAAGCAACGGTAGAATCGCATGGGCTTTATGGGGTGGTGATGCTGGCTTTAGCTGGAGTAAAAAGAAAAGAGATCAAATAGAACGAGAAAGTAAAGCAAAGCCAGATAGCCTAAAAGTGGGAGATATGGTTTCGTGGGATAGTTCAGGCGGCAGAGCGCGAGGTAAGATAACTAAAATAGTAACAAGTGGAAAGTTGTCTATACCAAAAACAAGCCTCACATTGAATGCCACTGAGGATAATCCAGCATGTTTAATCAAATTATATCGTGGCGGTGAAGCTACAGATGTTGTTGTAGGTCACAGGTTTAGTACACTGACAAAGATATAAAGTCTAATTTTTAGCAATGCTAATGCCTCACACACATAGAGATCGCTTCCCTAGCGGCATTACACGAGCCGCAAATGTAGATGTATTTGAGAAAAAGAAGTTAAAAGGCTTCAAGCAAGGTCGTATTGACGTAAGAAAGGAAGTCAGGAGACAACAAAGATTACTTAACAATTTACAGCGTGGAGTATTCAGAAAGCTAACTAGCTTATTGCCAAAGCATATAAAAGCACAGGCAAAAATATTTTCTGAAACTGGTGAGTTTTCCAGATCACAATCATACCGAAAATTAGAAAATCAATTACTTTCAGTGATGTATCAACATTATCGCCGTGTATTTATAACGGTATTTAAAGATAATGAATCAAGGTATGAGAAAATAAATAAAAGCATTGATGTGAGTATATTTGGTAGAAACAAAGATATTGAAGATTTAGTTAGTATCTACAATAACGACAGAACGCTATATCTAGCAAACATGGGTCGTAGCGTTACTAATAATGTGCAAAAAATAGTAACTAACGGTAGAGAGAGTGGCGCATCAGTCAGTCAGATAGCTAAAAACATTAGACAAACAGAACCGATAGCAAGACGTAGGGCGGCGGCTATTGCTAGAACAGAAACACATAATGCCTTGAGTTTCGCTAATCACGAATATCATGGAGTAGTGAGTCAAGAATACAGCGTCAAGATGATGAAGAAATGGGCTTCAACAAGCGATATGCGTACAAGAAGCGCCCACAGTTATGCAAATGGTCAAGTAAGAGATATGGATGAGCCGTTTATTGTGGGTGGCGCAAAAATGATGCACACAGGTGATCCCAATGGCGGCGCGGCTAATGTTGTTAATTGTAGATGTGTTGTTTTGTATATAGATGCTGATGAGTTATCTGAGGCGGTAGATTCAAAAGCGCCCAGCATAAAACCAGTAAATGATTTTGGTAAACAACATGTAAAAGAGATCAAACCAAACAGAGCATCATTCAAGGGTGAAGAATTAGTAAGCTCAGTGATAGCAAGAGGTAGTCCTTTAAATGAACTCACTACAAATAATAAGAGAGGTTGCTTTTTTAGTCATAAAGGAATTATAAACATGTCTGGTTATAAAGAAGGCAGTGCTTCTTATAATTCAATATGGCGGCATGAAAAAGGTCACGCTATTGATTATGACGATAAATTGATAACTTTGATGCAGACATATAGACCAAAGGTCGTCAGCCAAGATCATTTGGGTATATTGCAAGCATCGTTAGATACCGCAATGAAAAGAAGGTTTGAAAATATGATAAACGCTAACATACTAGGCGCTAGTGAGGTTTCAGCTTCATATCATAGTAGATTTGGACTATCCAGCTATATGGCAAAACAAATGGTGGATGATAAAAAATTACTTTTAAAAAGGAAAAAAGTAGTAACAAAAAGAGCAAGAACTACTATGGAAAATCAGGATTACTTTTCATCTAATCTAAAAAAATTACAAGTAATGGGTAATCCTGTAATACAAGAAAGAACAATTATTATTAATGGTAAAATGGCGATACAAAAAAGCCAAGTTACAAAATATTCTACAACACTCACGCAAACACAATTTATTAAAAAATGGCGTACTGAATTAGATAAATCAAGCTCAGTATTGAAATATGACGATTTAAAAGTCTTGTATGGCGATGATTTTTTAAAGAAAATATTCAGTGGAAATGCAAGTATGAATCTTAATGATTCTGTAAATTGGCTGACTTATCTTAAATATAACAATTTAGGAACGAAAAACTGGACACGCAGTAACTTTCAATATTTTTTAGCTAAAGGAAATGCATCTTCAGCTACAAAAGATATAGCGAATTTTTCTGATTTGATAGGATCAATAACGAATAACAACGTAATGCACGGTCATACCACAGGTTATTACAAAAGATATCCGAATATTTTTAAGGGATTCACTGATGGGCATTTGACAGAAACATTTGCAAATTTTACTTGTCTTTTAGGTAGTAAAAACTCAAGGGTATGGCGTAAAGTCTTAGAACATCATGTGCCAGACTCATTGAGAGAGTATGACAAAATATTAAATCATTTGGCAAAAACTAAAGGGATGGACAGATTTGAACTCTCTGATGCTTTGTATGCAAAAATAAAGGAACGCAAATAGTTATGAATAGTAATAGTTGGTTGGTAAATAATGAAATATATGAGAAATACTTTGAGGTAGAAGAACTAGATGTTCTTTATGGGGATTATCTTTTCATCAATCAAAAAGAAGTAGCGGGATCACATATACCAGTATATAAGTTTCCGTATGGAGATATAATGAGTAAATCGCATATAAAGAGAATAAAAAAACTTATAAGGAACGCTATTGATTCCAATAAAAAATTCAAAGCAGATGATGTAGCTGAAATTGTTTATGATATTTATCCAGATAGTGCTGTATGGTAATTTATATAAATTATTGTAAGATTGCTGATGTTGGGCTAAGATAATCAAGACTAAATAGAGGATCACCTTAAATGAACATTGGAAATGCAATGCTGGATGTTCAGGCTAACGAGCCTACTTTGAAAGAAGATTCTATAAAGAATGATATAAAAGAAGAAATAAGGCGCGATGTGTATACCACTGAGCAAGAAGCTCAAGCTAGAGCTAAAGATATTGGGTGCGTTGGTTCACACTCGCATGATGAGGATGGCAACAAAGTATATATGCCATGTAAAAGTCACGAAGAATATAGACTAGCTACTGGTACAGATGTAAAAAGCCAATATATTGAATTTAAGTCAGAAATAAAAGCCTATCAAGACGATGATGAAGATAGAGAAGAATATGGTCGTTTTGAAGGATATGCCTCTGTATTTGAAAACACAGACTTAGGCAATGATGTTATCAAGACAGGCGCATTTAAAAAGAGCCTCAGAAAACGTGGCAAAAAAGGTGTGAAACTTCTATATCAACACAAAAGTGATATGCCTATTGGTGTATTTGACTCAATCAAAGAAGATGATAACGGCTTGTATGTAAAGGGCAGATTAGCTCTAAAATCTACAGCGGGTCGTGATGCATACGAATTATTAAAAATGGGCGCTTTAGATGGAATGTCTATCGGCTTTAGAGCAGACCCACAATCAATAACATACGACAAGCGTTCTAAAAAAAGAATGATTGGCGAGGTAGATTTAATGGAGATTAGTCTAGTGACTTTTCCGATGAACCCGAAAGCTACGGTGATGTCGGTGAAGGGCGAGGCTGTTTCTATTAGAGAATGGGAAAATGGAATGCGAGATGCCTTCAATTTGAGCCGTTCAGAAGCGAAGATGGCGGCAAAAGCTGTTCATCATGTGTTTGAAGAAAAATCAAATAGCGAGAGGCTACAAGATATGGAATCAAATACAGAACTGGTAGATGCCATCAAAAACTTAACTTTAACTTTAACAAACATCTAACACAGGAGTACATGAAAATGGCTGAAGATGTGAAAGAGGTTATGTCAGAATTCGGAAAGGCTTTTGAATCATTCAAAGAAGCTAATGACGAAAAACTGGCTCGCCTAGAAAAAGGTTTAGGTGAAGATGCATTATTGAACGATAAGTTAGCCAAGATTGAAAGTAAACTTGACTCGCTTGAGGACATCAACGCATCAATCACACAAACCAAAGCGCAACAAGAAGGTGTTGCTGAGAAAGTAGAGAAATTAGAAACGGTCATGTCACGACCTAATTCTGGTTACGATGCTAAATCAGTAGATGATACTTGTGTTGCATTTGAAACATATTGTCGTAAAGGCTTACAGTCTTTAACCGATATGGAAAAGAAAGCACTGACTGTTAGTAATGACAGCACAGGCGGATATTTAGCACCACCAGAGTATGTGAGAGAGTTACTAAAAACTGTAACTGAAGTTTCACCTATTCGTAGTATTGCTAGACTTCGTACAACTGGTCAGCGTTCAATCCAAGTACCTAAGAGAACTGCTCAGTTTGCCGCACAATGGGTAGCTGAAAGTGGAACTCGTAGTGAAACTACAGGATGGAATGTAGGGCTTGAAGAAATACCAGCGCATGAAAGTTATGCATTAGTTGATATTTCGGAACAAGACCTAGAAGATTCAGTGTTTGATCTTGAGGCAGAAATGCAGTCAGAATTTGCAGAGCAATTTGCAAAAGCTGAAGGTACTGCATTCGTATCAGGTAACGCAGTAGGTAAACCAGAAGGCTTCATGACTAACGGTGACGTTGGTGAAGTTGTTTCAGGTCATGCATCTACTATATTAGCTGATGGTCTGATCTCGTTAGTACACGGCATTAAGTCTGAGTACGCTAAAAATGGTACGTTCGTATTTAATAGAACTACTCTTGCAAGTGTTCGCAAACTTAAAGATACGGCTGGTCAGTATGTATTCCAAGCTGGAATGATGCTCACTGGTGGTGTTACTAACACTGTACTGGGATATCCGTATGTTGAAGCAACTGACATGCCATCGGAAGGTAGTAATACTTATCCAGTAGCATTCGGTGACTTTAGACGAGCCTACATGATTGTAGACAGGGTATCTATGGCGGTTTTGCGCGATCCATTCACACAAGCTACAACTGGTAATGTAAGATACATTGCTCGCCGTAGAGTTGGTGGTCAAGTGGTTCAGGCGGAAGCTATCGTTAAACAAAAATGTTCAACATAAGGAATAGGTGATATATGAAAGATTTATCCAATAACCTAACTATTGCGAACAGTCTAATCAACGCTGTTAAAACTGCGGCGGCAAATGGAACTGGAGTTGACCTACAAGGTTACGAAAGTGCATTAGCTGTAGTTTCTGTCGGTGCTGAAGGCGATACTTTAGCCGCAAACCTTAACTTCCAAATCTCATTAGAGCATAGTGATGACGATTCAACTTACACCGATTGTGTGCAAGCTGATATTGTTGATGGCACTATTGCCGCTAATGGTATTTGGTTAATACTTGACGGTACTGGTACTGCGGGCGTGGGCGGAAACCCTCACACTTCAGGTGGTACATGGCAAGTAGGTTATGTAGGTGGCAAACGGTATGTCAGACTTGTAATCGCTAAAACTGGAACTCACTCAACTGGTACATCCATAAGTGGGCTTATAGTTAGAGGGGATGCTAGACATAGCACAGATAATGATAACGTTATTCATAACGTATAGTCATTAGTCACATTGAGTGGGATAGCTTCGGCTATCCCTACTCTTAATTTGAGAGGTAAGCCAAATGGCTAACAAACAGTATAAAATAGTAGTACCAAAAGTAGGCTCAAACAACGTAAATGGTACTGATGCGAAACTTTATAAGTTAGATGAAATTGTTGATGCTACTGAAGCATGGCAAGAAGAAATAATGAATACATTTGTTGCTAATGGGTGGGCTATGGAAACTAAGGTTGAAGCTACAGCCGACGTTGAGCAAGCAGAACCAGTAAGAGCAAGAAATGATAAAGGTCACTATAAAAAAGATGACCCAAACACACCAGATATAAATGAAGCCTACAAAGGTGGTAAAGCACCTAAAGCAACCAAGAGAACCACCAAGAAGAAAACGAAAGCAAAAGCCTAGTTTCGGTGGTATGATTTATTTAGCAGATGCAATATGGTAGATACCATGCTAATTATAGGAATAGGTATTCATGAGCGCGGGTTATCATCATTTTGTAATAGAACAAGGGGCAACATTCGGACAGGTTCTTACGCTTAAAGATTCAAGCGGAACTGTTGTCAATCTAACTGGCTATAGTGCGGCAGAGATGGATTTGAGAGAAAATCCTGAATCATCAACCGTAGTAGCAACTCTAACAACTGGAAATAGTCGTGTCGCATTAGGCGGTTCAGCGGGTACAGTGACGCTATCAATAACGGCGGCGGACACAGCTAACCTTGCTGTTGGCGATGGTCATTATGATTTAGAAATTACAACTGGTTCTAATGTGTATCGTATTCTTGAAGGCACTTACAGTATTAGAAGGAATTTGAGTCGGTGAGCGGCACAGACAGCATAACAGTAAGCAACAGTAATACCGTTAGTACCGTTACTGTCACTGATGCTTCTAATATTTCAGTAGTCACAGTAGGTACACAGGGATTAGCTGGGGCAAACACTCTATTGAATAGAGATGTAAATGACTCAACGGCTGGTGCAAATGGCTCATTAGTCGTATATGACCATGACAATTTAGAGTGGATTGACAGTCAATCAAGCAGAGCGCAATCATCAATAGTCAAAGTATATAATCTTTTATTCACCAGTGGCGGGGCAACCGTTACAGGAACACTTGATGAAGATAACTTAGGCTCAAACAGCAATACTAAACTTGCCACACAACAATCAATAAAAGCGTATGTAGACGCACAAGTAACTGCTCAAGATATGGATTTCAAAGGCGATAGTGGCGGTTCTTTATCCATAGACCTAGATAGTGAACTGTTTATCATAGCGGGCGGTACAGGCATTACTACAGTCGGTGACACTAACACTGTCACAGTGAACATAGATGCAACTGTAGCGACACTGACAGGCTCTCAGACACTAACCAACAAGGTATTAACAAGCCCAGACATAAACACACCAGATATAGACGGCGGTACAATAGATGGGGCTACTATAGCAACATCAAATATCACTGTAGGCTCTGGTAAAACATTAAACGTAACAGCGGGTACATTTACTCTTGCTGATAACCAAATATCAGGCGATAAAGTAGAAGGCGGTACGATTGCCGCAATCACAATTACTGATTTAGCTTCAACTACGGTAGATACTACCAATATTGAAGTCACAAACATCAAAGCAAAAGATGGTACAGCGGCGGGTTCAATAGCCAACTCAACAGGTGTTGTTACATTAGCAAGCTCAGTATTAACCACCACAGATATTAATGGTGGCACAATAGACGGTACAAATGTCACAGTAGGTAGTGGTAAGACCCTTGATGTATCAAGCGGCACACTTACATTAGCAAATGACCAAATCAGTGGCGATAAGATTCAAGGCGGTACGGTTGCATCAATGACCATTACGGCTATGACAGGTACACTAGAAACTGCCGCACAACCCAATGTAACCTCATTAGGTACACTCAGCGCCCTAACAGTAGACGATATAGCGTTAGATGCTAAGACATTAACCATGACAGGCTCAAGTGGTGATACGGCAACTGTCGTAGTAGGCACAAATGGAACATTAACCATAACCACAACAGATGCATCAGCGGCGGCGGCTAATATCCAAATCACGGCAGATGGTACAGCAGAACTAGCGGGTACTACCGTAACTTTAGATTCTAGCGGTGGTATAACCTTAGATGCAGATGGCGGTACAATAACATTTGCTGATAATGGCTCATCATTAGGCACAATTACATCTTCTGGGTATACAGGGGCGGTAGTAGGGAACGCCTCTACTGCAACGGCTCTTGCAACTGCCAGAACGATTGGCGGCACAAGTTTTGATGGCACGGCTAATATTGCCGTAGCTCTATCTGCCACTGCAACTGCACTCGCAACCGCAAGAACCATACATGGTGTATCTTTTGATGGAACGGGAAATATTGACCTCAGTGAAGTAATATCAGACACCGTAGGGGCTATGTTCTCGTCTAATACCGAGACAAATATCACTGCGACCTATCAAGACGGTGACAATACTATTGATCTAGTCATAGGTACATTGAACCAAGACACTACAGGCACAGCAGATAATGTAACGGTTACTGCAAACAACTCTACTGACGAAACGGTATATCCAGTATTTGTTGACGGTGCGACAGGTTCGCAAGGTGCAGAAACAGATAGTGGTTTAAGTTATAACCCTAGCTCTGGCAATCTAACTATTGGTGGCGAACTTATAGCCGCAACCTTAGACATATCGGGTAACGTAGATGTAGATGGCACATTAGAAGCGGATGCTTATACAGTTAATGGCACAGCATTAAATGAATTCATAGCCGATACAGTCGGTGCAATGGTTTCAAGCAATACTGAAACGAATATAACAGTAGCCTATCAAGATGCAGATAACACTTTAGACTTTACAATAGGAACTTTAAATCAGGATACAACTGGATTAGCCGCCACAGCTACGGCTTTAGCCACCGCAAGAAACATAGCTCTTACAGGTGATGTTACGGGTACGGTTTCATTTGATGGTACTGGCAATGTAGCAATATCCTCAACTATCGCCGCAAATAGCGTGGCTTTGGCTACTGATACCACTGGAAATTATGTCGCCACAGTAGCGGGTACAACTAATGAAATAGAAGTAAGTGGATCAGGATCAGAAAACGCGGGCGTAACAATCGGCTTACCAGATAACGTCACAATAGCGGGCAACCTAACTGTTACAGGTGATTATACAGTCAATGGCGATACCACAACGGTTAGCACAGCAACGCTTAGTGTTGAAGATCCATTAATCAAACTGGCGAAAGGTAACGCTGGTGCTGACTCAGTAGATATAGGTATCTATGGGCTATATGACACATCAGGTTCACAAGATTTATATGCGGGTCTATTTAGAGATGCTAATGATTCAGGAAAGTGGAAGCTATTCAAAGACTTGCAACCAGAACCCACGACCACAGTTAATGTATCTGGAACAGGTTATGCAGTCGCTACATTAGTCGCTAATTTAGAAGGGGCGGTAACTGGTAACGCAAGTACAGCCACAACATTGGCAACGGCTCGCACAATCGGTGGTACAAGTTTTGACGGTTCAGCAAATATCGCAGTAGCACTAGCGGCTACAGCAACCGCACTAGCAACGGCTAGGACAATAGGTGGTACGAGCTTTGACGGTACTGGAAATATAGATGTAGCTCTTGCAACCCTAGCAACCAATGTAACGGTATCAGCGAATAACTCAGCTAATGAAACTGTCTATCCATTGTTTGTGGATGGGGCAACTGGAACGCAAGGTGCTGAGACTGATACAGGATTAAACTACAATCCATCAACAGGAATGCTTACTACTGCTGGAGTAACAGCGGCATTAACAGGTAATGCTTCAACCGCAACCACATTAGCCACAGCCCGTACCATAGGCGGCACTTCATTTGATGGGTCTGCGAATATAGCAGTCGCTTTATCAGCCACCGCAACAGCATTAGCTACGGCGCGTACTATTCATGGAGTAAGTTTTGATGGGTCAGCTAACATTGATTTATCAGAGGTTATTTCAGATACCGTCGGTGCAATGTTCTCATCTAATACAGAGAGCGGCATAACGGTAGCCTACCAAGACGCAGATAATACGATTGACCTAACGGTTGGCACATTAAATCAGGACACCACAGGGAATTCAGGAACATTCACCGTAACTGCGAATAATTCTGCTGATGAAACGGTTTACCCTGTATTCGTTGATGGCGCTACAGGCGCACAGGGCGCAGAAACAGACACAGGGCTAACGTACAACCCATCTAGCGGTAATATGGCTATAGCGGGTGAATTATCAGCGGCAACACTTGATATCTCAGGCAATGTAGATATTGATGGTACTTTAGAAGCTGATGCAATCACCGTAAACGGTACAACCCTAGCAGAAACAATCAGTGATACTGTCGGCGCGATGGTATCCAGTAATACGGAAACAAATGTAACTGTCACCTATCAAGACGCTGACAATACCTTAGATTTCGTAGTAGGAACGCTCAACCAAGATACAACTGGAACAGCGGCGATAGCAACCACAGTTACCATTACTGATAACGAAAGCACCAATGAAAGTAATGCCTTAATATTTACGGCTGGCGGTGATGTAGATGGTGGCAATTTAGGGCTAGAAAGTGACGGTACACTAACCTACAACCCTTCAACTGGAAAAGTAACCGCTACAGGCTTTGTAGGCGCTTTAACAGGCAATGCAGACACCGCTACTACCCTTGCAACAGCCAGAACTATACATGGAGTCAGCTTTAACGGGTCAGCGAACATAGACCTATCTGAAGTGATAAGCGATACAGTCGGGGCTATGTTTAGCTCAAATACTGAGACGGGCATAACGGCAACGTATCAGGATGGCGATAACACGATTGACCTAGTTATTGGAACGCTCAATCAAGACACTACGGGATTAGCGGCAACCGCAACAATTTTAGCAACCGCAAGAACAATCGGTGGCGTTAGCTTTGATGGGTCTGCAAATATTGATCTCTTAGCCGCAGATATTAAGATTGGTGAAGATGATCAGACTAAGATAGATTTTGAAACCGCTGACGAAATACACTTCTATGCGGCAAACGCAGAGCAAGTCTATGTAGCAGATGGCATATTCTCGCCACAAACTAATAATGATGTTGATTTAGGTACAAGCAGTACAGAATTCAAAGACCTATTCCTAGACGGTACAGCACACATAGATACCTTAGATGTAGATGCTAACGGTACAGTAGCGGGAACATTCGGAGTTACAGGTGATCTAGCTATAGATACCAATGTATTATTCGTGGATGTCAGTGCAAACCGAGTCGGTGTTGGTAACGCTTCCCCAGATGTCAGTTTGGATATCGGAAGTTATACAGATGCGGTGCATTTGCCAGTAGGAACAACGGGGCAAAGACCAACAGGCGCGGCTGGATATTTGCGTTATAACAGTACCCTAAGTCGTTTTGAAGGATATACGGATGCATGGGGTGAGATTGGTGGCGGTGGTACGTCTACGCTAAGTGTCAATACATACACAGTAGATACATCAGAGGATAACCCAGAGCAATTAACACTATCACAAGCCCCTACAAGCACAGATAACACTATCTTATTTATAGAAGGCGCATATCAAAACCCAAATAGCTACAGTGTATCAGGTACAACATTAACGCTTGATACAGTACCAGAGAACGGCAGAAAGATTATTGTCTATCATGTATCTAACGCCGTATCAGGCGCGGGCATGAATAACGATCAATTCACGGCTAACGGCTCAACTACTGCATTTACATTATCAATAGACCCAATTAATGAGAACAATACCATCGTTTTCTTAGACGGTGTATACCAACAAAAGACTGACTATGCGGTCAGTGGCACTACGTTGACTATGGATACAGCGCCAATAAACGGGGCTATCCTTGAGGTACAAACATTTAGCCAAACAGAAATAAACACCTTCCCAGCTACAGGTATATCTAACCTTACAGCAGTCACGCCAGTAGCGGGCGACCTAATAATG